CCAATTGATATAGCCGGGTACATATACATACGTTCATGGAATGATGAACAAGAATACTTGGCGGAACATACGTCCGCAACTGTTCAAAGTTATATTACTAACTACGGTAAGGGATATTCCGGGAAAAACGCCCAATTAGTAGGTCCGAACGCGCTTATAGGTATAAATGATTACATTTTTGTGAACGAAACAACCATTTTATTTGGGTTAACGCCTGCTCCGGGTAAAAGGCAAATAGATGTAACAGAAGGCAAGATACCGGCAGAGAAGTATTTAATAGATTATACAGCTAATCCGGCAGGTTGTTGCCGTTGCGGGGGTACTGGTATAGTTCGAGATATCAACATAGACAATGTAGGCAAGGCTGTTTATGTTACAGGCAAAAGTAAGATAAAACAGAGAATTATAAAATGTTTACTTACTACTTTAGGGACATCTCCATATGATGTTAGGTTTGGTTCAGAGTTACAGAACCTGGTTGGGCAGAGTATAACAGACGAAATAAAGATTACGCTACAGAAAACGATCGTACAAGCTGTTACCTACCTAATACAAAATCAACCTGCGGAGTATGAGGATGCTGAAGCCATAGATTGCATAAAGGGTATTACGATAGGTACACTAAATGGGGCTGATGCGATAGGTTCAGAGACTGTTTTATTGGTTAAGGTTGTTGTTATAAGCAGGGCTGGAGAAACAATAGATTGTTCTATAGATTTTAATTTGGAGTAAATATGGCTGAAATAATGTCACCGCTTAGATTGCAATCCTATAGGGATGCAGAAAACAATTCACAGGTCTTTCAGTGGGTTTTAGGGGAATATGAAGCAGAACAGGTATCCCGCTGGGAAACAGTTGTTAGTGGCGGTACGGCTTTGGTGGATACAGTAACCGCGCAGGATGTGATACAAGAGATGTATTATACGGTTACAAACAATACAACAGCAGCCGGCGCAGAACTAACAACCGGTTTAGCTCCCACGCTCACATTGGGTGGAGCATGTATATATGGCGGGGATATCAGTCCGTTTGATATTACAGAGGAATTATACTCGCTCAATTCCCTTAAGATTTACAAAAATGGGGTATTGCTTGTTAAGGGCGTATGGAATGCAGATCCTGCTATACGTACAGGAGATGTGTCGTTTGTGTCTGAAAATACAATTCGATTACATTCCAGGCTGCAGGTTTCCGATGTTATTATTATAGATTATCTTATGGGTGAAGTTACCAGTTTGAGTGGC